GCCATAGGGTCAGCGGCACGGCGAGCTAGGCTCATTTGCAAGTCTTGATACTGCGGATCGTAGCGTTGGCGATTAGCGAGTAGTTGGTTCTGTAGAGCGGGGTCGGACATCGCATTTACATAATCGCGAGCAGATTGCCCAACATCGAACTTCTCTAGCTTGGGTGCATCTTTACCACCGCCAAATAGTTTATTTAGAAAGTATGATTTTACACCTGATGAATTTACAGGCACACCCGCTCCACCCGCTTCCTTTAGCAATTGAGCTTCCTGTTTGTTGATGTATGCAAGCTCTTCGCCTTCGGGTGCTTGCTCGTTTAAAAGCCTGGCGGCTTCACGCAATGGATCGTTATATTCTTTTTCCATGTCGATTAAGTTTTGATGATGTAATTTAAAATGATGGTGGGCTGGACATTGTTGTGGGCGGAAGATGCGTCTGTGCCGGTAGTTGTAACATTGCCCGGGACACCTGTATTACTTACTACGCCACTTACTCTAGGGTCAGGACCGCCCGATCCTGTCAGGGTGCTTATTGAAATTGAATGCGTGTGGTCAGGCAGACCCGATTCTGCGGCTGTGAGGAGGTGTGTTTCTGCACCACCTGTAGCACCGAGATTATCTCCATTTAATCCGCCTGATTGGCCTGTTAAACGATTAGCAGAAGTGCCTCCCATGTCGTCCTGACCAGCGATAACTCGTCCTCGAAGGTCGGGTATATTGAATGTGGTTGATCCATCTCCTACGCCATAGGTCGTTCCGACTATGCCAAATAAATCAGAGTAGGTTGTTCTGCTTATAGCGGCTCCATCACAAAGTAGGTAACCTGTTGGCGCAGATGATCCAGCATAAGGCATAAGCGATGCAGTCGGCATAAGTACACTTACCGCCGCACTATCGAGCTTGGCCGCTGTAACCGAACCGTCTTTTATGTGATTAGTATCGACTGCTCGATTGGCATCTACTGAAGCATCACTCGCTAACTCGTTTGAGCCTATCCCATTGCTTGGGACTTTAAGTTTACCTGTGCCTGTGTCTTTAATGATGGTTGATTCATCTGCTGGATCGTCAAAGGTTGCGAGATCCACAATGTCTTGCAGTTTTTGCGCGGTTACTTGGTCGCCTGATGCGAAGGTCTGTCCTCGTGATAATATTGCCATAATAATTACTCCCTATGAAATAGATGTGGTTGATCGGTTGGTGATTCTTGCGTCTACTTTAACCGCCCGAATGTAGGGTCTGCCTAAAGATGGTTGGATGTCTGCCTGTACGCCAAATCCGCGTTTATTTATGCGGGTCCGAAGAGATGCCTCTTCGGAGTCCGGCAAGGTACTTCCAAGCAAAGATGAAAAGCTGACGGTGTCAGAAGTCGAGTCAGGATCTTCGGTGATGAATTGGATGTTTGCGTTGGTTTGCGAACCACTATTACTCTTCACATGAATCTCGGATCGGCTGAATACTTTGCGATCCATCGCATCGGCATCGAATTGGCGAGTGGTTAGCTGGCTAATTACAGGAATAGTTTCGGAGGATGCCTGACCAGGTGTAACTGATACAACATCTCCACCTTCAACCGCATCCACCTTATGCACCCCGCCCTCTTCGGTGGTGATATAGAGTGCATTCTGTGCGCCTTCACGAGCTACGATCAATTCACGAATCGCAAAGTCTACAGAATTTACCGAGTCTATGCTTTCAAACCCGCCATTGATAAAGTTATAGATAAGAATGGTGTTTAGCTTTCTGCCGTTACCCGCACCAGGTGCAGAGTCTAATGGTACTGCCAACCAATATCTGTTATTAAAATACACACCGCATGATAGGTGAGCATAGTCCTGATTTATGCGATCAATGTAGGGCTGTATAGTTTCGGATATGGGTGTACCTGTTCCTCGCAGATTATACTCATCCATAAACTCCACAGAGTATATACCTTGGTCGGATAGAAATAAAATCTTGTTGGCCACCTGGACGATTGATTTGCGGGCAGATGCACCAATCTCGCTCGTCACCACATTTGTGGATACATCGGAAAGAGATCCACTCACGCCTGTGAGGAGGTGGATGGATTTTCGGTTAAATGCGACAATACTGTCTTGGGTGAAAGGCTGAAGGCCAACCAGGTAATCGCTCTTACCAGCAGATGCTCGGAACTGATTGCCGATAATGTCGAATGTATCTGCATCAAAGATATCCGAGGCCGCCAACTCATCTCTAATTTCTCGGTCCACAGGGATAGTATCTGCTGTATACCAATATGGAACCCATAATCTACGCTGGTGAAATTCACCCCACGGAGCGGCTGGCATATGCTCGTAACCTTTGCCGATAGCTAATGCTTTACTTACGGTGAGTGATGCCCCGAGGGATACATTTGCGACCCCAAGGTTGAAGGTAAATCGATCATTCACATTGTCGCTATCCTCATCCGACACAGAAGTGACTACAGCTTTTTGATTTACGAATAAATCGTAGGGGGATGCTCCAGCACGGATGGTAACCTCGTCACCTTTTTGGAGGTTATGCCCCGCCCCAATATCCATCGTGACCACACCATCGGTTGCCGAGGCAGTAGTGTCAGTAAAGTATTGTGGGGTGGTATATGCGCCATTACTCACCCTGGTAAAGTCCTCAAAGTATTCGACTTGTGCGCCACTTACATTGTAGCTAGCAACGGTTTGCGAGTCTGCCATCTCAACCGTGAAAGATGTGGAGGTGGGTGCAGTCTTTATCTGATAGCAGTTGTTAGGATCGTAAGTTGGCCAGCCTGTGAAGTTTGTGAGGGTGACAAAGTCACCTACTACTCGGCCATGATCTGCTGTGGTATTTACGGTTATTACCTGACCACTTTGAGACGCTGAACTGACTGATCGATAAATAAGTTTTGGGGAGGCTGAAAGAGTGGTCTTGCGGGATCGGAAGATAAACATCTTATCAAACCCCTGTGCCATGCCTACTGGGTTATCTACAGTCTCTCCACCTCCCTCGTATCGGCATTTAAAAAGTGCTGAGTCTTTTAAACGAATGATTACGCATAGGTTATTGGTGGCCGAGAATATATAGTCATCATTATTGGATGACGCATCGCTATATACTGCCGATCCATACACCGCATTTACCCCATCATCATTGATGATAAAGTTTAGTTTGGTCGCTATAGAGTTGCCTATACTTGCAACAGAAGTTGCTCCCACACTATTTCCAGCAATAGTAAATGCTTCTTGTTCTCCTGAAGATCCATCCGAGTAAGTGATCGTTTTGGTGGTGAAGTTGACCGAGACTAAGACAAATGTGCCATTGGGATCGGTGGCATTTGTGTAGCCTAACCCCTCGATGGTTATGTTTTCACCAGGTATAAAAGACAGGCTTGGGGTGTCGTTTAACACAAGGGAGACATTTCCGCTATTATCGCGCTGTCCGGCAGTTATTAAATAAGGTAAACGCACAGCATCGGCTCCCGATGTGATTGATCCGAATAGAGTTGATAATCCTTTGCGAGGTTGCCATGTACCATCATCATTCATCCGGCCATTCTTGGACAGGGCGACCTCACCAGGCTTTAGCTGGTTCGGACGCAGACGCGCATTCATCCGCAGAAAGAAGGTGTCCCCTTCCGAAATGAATGGATCGTCTAGTTGTCCATATGATCGGTATCGGCTCATTTCTTGCGGATCTCTTGGTAGAGCTTGATCGACATATATACGAGAGTCACCGCACCTACTGCAATGCCCAGGAAGGAGTCGATTGTGGATAAGCCAAAAGTGGCGGCTGTGCCACTCATTCCAGCTACTGAGACGCGGTCAATCATATTCATTTATCGTCTGTGAGGCGATGGCCCAAAATAAAATCCGAGGATTCCCATAAGGGCGGTGTGACCCATATAGGCGAGGTGGCCACTCGATAGCGTGATGGGGTCTTGGCTGGCTGGGTAGCTGATAAGGCCGAAGAGCCATTCCGTTCTGCCTTCTCCATGTGCGTTGGTGATGGAGAGGAACTCTGCCGATGGGAAGAGGGTGCAGAACAGGACGCACAGACACAGAGTGCCAATCCCCATAAAAGCAATAATTCTACGAGAAAAATCCCGGAACTCATTATTACCTCCTTTAGCCAATTCAGCTTGGAGCTTAAGAAAATTTTCGTTTGCACGGCTTTCTCGTGCAAGTTCAAGCTCGTGCTTTTGGCGGCGACTCTCAAATAGCATTCCGAACCCACCTTTGAGCATCGCTCCCATAGCTGTAGAGCCGCCCCCCGTAAGTAACATAAGAAGTATCTCGCCCATTTCACCAATCTAGTCTGAACCTCAAGCGGTCCACTTCTTTCTCCAAGTATTTTAATCGCTCAAACTGCTGATAGTCCGAGGTGATTGGAGCGTCTTGCATCTCCACTAAATGATCGAGATCATCCTTTGCCTGTTCCGCAAACTTCTCTAGGTGCATCATGCGAGCAGATAAGTCGCCCAGGAGGGTGGACTCGTGCGATACCCGACTAACCTGGAGTTCCATTGCCGCCATACGGTTAGTAAGCTCAGACCAGCACCACACCGCAGTAGCCACGCCAACAATAATCTTGATAGCGAACTGTACATTTACACGGGCAGATGAGGATTCCGATAAGCCCTCTGACTGCTTGTTAGGAGCCATCAGATAATCTCGCTTGACCACTCAGGCCCACTCAAGATGCTTAGTATCTCTTCTTGATTGTACTCCGTCTTACCGAGTAGAAAGAATGGTTGTGTGCCTTCGTACTTAACGAATGTCTTAGTACCGTCTAGTGAATATCTAAGAGTATCAGATGATGTTTCAAGTACTTGATCGAAGTCCACAGAGCTAACTTCTGATGCGTCAATTATTGCGTGTGTTCTCATAGTTTACGCTACTGTTGTTGAGAATGCAGCCCCATTAGTGAGAGTACCGTTATTACCCCCACTGCCTTGGTCTGTTACAGTTGTTCCTGATCCGCTGTCATTATCTCCCATTCTCCACCAACCGACAGGTGAGTAAATAGTAAGATCATCGGGTGTACCGCTGTTATAAATGCTAGATACATCAGTTGAAGATAAAGTAGTACTAAAAACAGCCACTTCGTCTAATATACCTTGGTATGGAGTTAAGGTACTAAAAGGACCGGGACTATACAAACCACCTATTCTTACATTGTTGCCGTTAGTGCCTGAAAGATTTGAAACTGTGGCTGTACCGAGCGAATTGGTGTTGAGAAATACTTCTTTGTTTGTTCCGTTTATCACGCCTACAACATGATACCAAGTATTCGAAGAAAATGTACCACTTGGTAAAGTAAAATCGCTATTACTACCCAGACTTCCAAATCTAATTGTATTAGTATTTCTTACCTGCAACCAAATTCTATCTGAGGAAGAACTACCTGCTCCAAATATAGATTCATTGCTAGGCGTACCTGTTAAATAAAACCAAGCACTGATCGAGAAAGATGTCCCAGTAAGACCGCTTACATCTCCTACCTCAACATAGTCGTCATCACCTGCAAGAGTCACACTGTAGTTATTATTAAAACCGGGAGTTAAAACTAAGTCGGCATTCCACTCGTTCCATCCAGTACCGTCCCACACAAGAACCTTATTACTGTCTGTTTCAAAGTAGGACTTACCTACATCACCCGCTCCCAAAGTCGGACGAGTTGTTGAAGTTGTTGAAGTTAATGTACTCATATTGTTAATTAATCCTGATTGTAAACTACCCATTTTGCTCCATCATAAACATACAACTTATCGGTGTCTTTTGCGTGGACGATGGTGTAGTTGGGTGCGTCCGTTTGATTGATAAACTCCGCTTCCGTGTCGAATACTTGGATGGTTGGGAAGGTTAAGTCGGGATCGAATACAGACAATGGACTAGCTACTACGCCTAACCCGAATGTAGGAAGTACGAACATCTGTTACGCAGTGGTGTCGCCAGCTAAGATGTAGGTGTCGGTAGCGTAAGCAACAATGCTCGCTACTCCGTATTGACCGTTGATCTTAGTGTGGGACTGTCTGTTGTTAACTGTTGCTGTACCTGCGAACGATACTTGACCCGCTCCCTTTTGTATGAAGCTACAATTAAAGGAGGCTGGTAACCCGGTATTTACATTGAGAGTCATAGCTGTAGTTCCATTATCTAAGGCTAATACTTTACCGTTATCTGCGGCTACTAGTGTATAAGCATTTGCTGTGATCGTTGGAGTCTCTACTTTTGCCGCAAATCCAAATATCGGATTATCATCAAAGTCAAAGTCTCCAAGTTCCCCAGCAGTTACTCCTGTGATGTATCCGCTGTCATTGGTGAGTGTGGAAACATTGTCTGCTGGTTGAGTAGCACTATCTGCTAATGTGCCTTGTGCCGCAGTTGCGTAGTCGGCTGAATCAAATGCTTTTACTTGGGCAAGGTTGGTAACCTCAGAGTCCATCAATGCACCAGCGGCTTCTACATTGGTCGCATCTGTCACATCTGCTGATGCTTCGATTCCATCCAACTTTGTCTTGTCGCCGTCTACGAATGCTCCTTCCGTGGGTGGTTGCTGGGCAGAGTCTGCCAATGCCCCCTGTGCAGATGTTGCGTAGTCAGTCGATGCGGTAGTGGCGGCTGTGCCTAGACCCAGGGTCGTCCGTGCGGTTGCGGCATCTGCATCATCTACAAGAGTCGCACCAAATGCCGAGATACCGTGTACTGCTGATGTAAGTGCTTCGTGATTACCTAAAGAGACTTGCGTGGCTAATGCACTCAAGTCTTGGTCACCGCTATTCGTACCACTCAGGTTACTAAGGTTCGTAATGTCGGATGCGGTGACAAACTTGTGCGAGGTTGAAGTATCGTCAATGTCATCGGCATCTAATACTACTGCACCTGTTGCTGTGTTTACGCTTTGTACGGGAGCTTGGCCCATTAAATTGTTTACGGTTACTCCTTTGGTAGTACCCTGTGCAGATCCTGTAAGGTCATCCACATCGGTGATCGGCAAAATGTCCCCGTCTGCTGGAGTAGTTAATGGGTCAAGTGTTGAAATGCGTTTATTCGCCATAATTTATTTCCTCTTAATCGAATGCTAAAAATTGCCCCGCTTCCACGAGCAGAAAGTCCTCCGCCTCTGTTTGGATTACGCCATCAGGTGCGGGTGGTCCGCCGATGGGTGGACCGATAATGCTATCAGCATCTACCTCCCCAATGGAAAGTCTGAGTCCAAGTTCGGGCATTAGACGCTACCTTTATACAGAATGGCGGCTCCGCTGGTTAATGTGATACTGGTGAAGGGAACATAGATTACCTGGCCTGCACCAAAGGATGTGCCATCAGCAATTAAGTCTGCCGAGTTATCCATGATACCGGTTAATGCACCAATGACTGATGGTTCGGTGAATTGGACAGCGACAAAACTGCCATTCGTTGCGGAGGTTCCGTTTACATAGACGCATCCATTTGCGCCCATTGAATTTAAGACATTTATACTGGCTAGACCCATTTTTATAAGTGGTTAAGTGGTTGATAAAATTGATACTCCGAAGCTGTAGCTCGGATATGAATTGATTGTGATTTTGTTTTGTGATTGCAGGCGTTCTGCCCGATCTATTTCTAAAAATAAATATTCCTCCGCTCGGTTTTCTTCCCTCGATGCGGGTTCAGTTTGGCCATCTCCACGAAGAAAGTCTGACAAGCATCCGGCAGTTATATAATTGCTTAAAAACTCAGGGATGTTCTGCTCGTCAGGGCTATCAGGCCCATAGGTTGGGCGAACTGCTGTGCCTACGATAAAAACCGAATCTATTGAGCTATCCGCTGGCAAAATTAAATACCCATCTAGTAATTTGAAATCTAAGAGTATGGCATTGCGATCCGTGTACGGATTCTTGGTCCATACCTGGTGGATTTCCATCACATCTAAATCGTTGTCGATTCGTACCGCCTTATCTGCCGCAGGGTTGGATGTGGCCGCCACGCTTTTTTCCACAATCTTTTGAAGCTCGGGCCATTTGCATCGATGCCAAGCAGTTTGCGCCCTAGCGTTTACAGACTCCTTAAAGAAAAACTCGTCTACGCTTGTTAAGGTCGGCAAACCAGCCGCCATTTGAAAGCGCTTTTTTAACGAGTCAAATGTTGTGGTTCTTGCCATTATTGAACATTAGCGACACTTGGGCTAATAGGTTGCCCACCTGCTTGTATATTGTGCCTTCTGAATTGTGAGGGTGTGCGATATTGCAAAATGTCGTTTCTGTATTGGCGACTTTGCTCTCGTACTAAATCAATCTCCAGGGCGAGCATAGCTTCTGCGTTCTGCTCTTCTGCAAAAGCCTTCTCGGTCTGTCCATCCCCCCGCAAAAATCCTGCATATGCGGAATGCGCTAGGTAATCGAAAAAGAAGTTTGGAACATTTTGCTCGTCCCCAGCTTCATCACCATAATAGCCAGTAGTTGCTGATCCTGAGTTTATTTCGCCCCGCAAATCTTTGCGGTATGTAATGTAAACATTTACACCGTCTAATGCGGTAGGTTCAATGATTTTAACAGATGGGTAACCACCTGAGTCCATCTCGGTAAGAAATGTATATTCATCAGGGTAGCGAGTTGTGGTCGGATCTTCTTTATGAATACGAAAAACTACATTGGCATCATTAGCCAATTTGTTACTCGTTCCATATATTCTTAAAGTGTTGGCATCGCTAGTGACTACTGCGACACTTTCACCTACTACTGTAAATTGTGGCCAAGGGTAACGCTCATGGGCTATACGGGCCGCACGATTTACTAAATCTCTGAGGAAACTCGCATCAGTTGCCTGTAAGGCATCAAGCCCAGCTAATGCACGAAACCTAGATTTTAATTCCGAATAGGTTGCGGTCGCGTAATTTGCCATAATGTAAATCTTTAGTGTTTAACTTTGCACTCGGGGTTGGCTTTTTCGAAGTCCTTAGTGAATCCTTTATC